ACGGCATAAACCAAGTCGTCGTTGTAGACGTTCTTGTTCATCGTACCCCACACCACCGAGCCGTCTGCCTTGGACTCCACAGAAATGTGCCTCACTTGCGTCCAAAAGTCGTAGTACCATATGTTGTAGCCATGGGTGCGGATGAGGTCGGTTACGTCCCCGTAGAGCGATTCTTTTCGGCTTCCCTTGCCTCCCTTCAGGTCAACGCCATAGATGTGCATACCGCCCTTGTACTTGGGAAGGAGTTCGTTGCGAAGCAACAGGGATTCTCGCAGATTAAACACGGGAGAGCACTTGAAGTCCACGTATCGGTGGCCTACGTTGATCTCGACGAGTTCCTTGCAAGCCTTCTGTCCTTGGTTCCGGTAGTACATACCCATAAGAACCCCTTGCAAGAACAAGTCAGTTGGGAATGCAGTACGGGCATTCAGCGTACAAGCGACGGTGGGTACATACACCTCTTCCCCGTTTTCGATGACGGTACGCGCAGCGCCATCCCATATAGCTGATGAATAGCGCGAGAAACCTCCGTCATTCTGAATGGGGTCAGTTCCTTGGAAGTAACGATAGGCGTAGGAGTTGTCCGGCTCCAAGAACATCTTGACCGGCGCTTCGATGTCATCGAATGCTGACGGAACCCAGCGAGATCCCTTGATAGGGTGCGGGTATAGGCTCCCTTCCGGAAGTTTGACCGACTCGTCCCACACCGGAACGAACTTGCCCGGGACGGGCTGGAAACCCCGCTTGTGGCACTCATTGATAATTCTATTCTGTTGCTTGACAATAATTTCCATGGGGACCAGCGTCTTGTGGCTGGTCATAAAAGCATCGTCAGGCTTGCTTGGGTAGTGGGCGCAGAACAGGGAAAGTCGCTCGGTGGCCGAAAGCCCCTTGGTCTCCTCTGTTTGGCCACGCAGATACTTGGTCTTCTGCTTGTTGTAGAACTCGCGGGTCATACCCGGTCGGCAGGTCCAGTCCATGAAGACCGGAACCCAGCCGCCTGTGTCCTCACCACCCTCCCAAGCAGCAAGCAGCGACTTAAAGTCGTTCTCAAATGCCCCCTGCCCTGTGTTATTGGAAGACCCAGTGCCCCATGCAAACGCTTGACGGACCAGCTCAAAGCGACCCTTCGCCTTATTGAACTGGTACATCGTGGGGTCAATCTCGCTCTTGATGGTCTGATACGTGGGGATGTTTTGAGCCTCATCAAATAGTGACCACGTTGGTGTGCGACCGTTGACGGTCATGCTGTCCTCTGCCGAAAGCAGACGGAACTCAGAAATGTCCCGACCCTTCTGAGCCTTGGTGTCGCCGGGGTCAAAGTCCATGATGGCGCTCTCCGACGAGAACCCCTTGCTCACATCCACCTCTCCAATCATCCAGTGTGGAAGGTGCTGGAAGGTGGATTGGAACTTGTCACGGAACAGGGTCTTACCAGTTCCGTCCTTCTTGTGGACCATGAACACACCGCTGAATGATGAACGGACTACGCTTTCCAGCGCAGCCATGGCCATCATGGTAGATGTAATAGCCGCCTGACGGCCCTTGACAAGGTCAAAGCTGTTACCACGGTCCACAAGGAAACACAATAGCGCCTGCGGAGCAGATGCTTCATATGGGCGACGGCCACCAATGAATCCATCTTCCTTGATGGAGACATACTTGTTCATCCCGTAGAGCTTGTTGTCGGCCACGCGGGCAAGCTCTCTGCGCTTCCATTCGTACCTCTCTACGGGGTCAATATCCGCTAATGTTCGTTTATCCCCCAGCCATCGCCTTGCCTGCTCTACATACAAGTAGAATGGCTCATAAGCAATGATTGAGTCAAACCTCGGAATGTGGGAGTTGATGAACTTGCGGAACTCTTGGTTTTGGTCTTCCGGGCTGTCAGGACGCCAATGGGACTTCTCAATGTCCACGTCCTTCCACTTCTCAATCCACGACTCAGGGATTTTTTCGTAGTAGGACTTGCCCTCAAGCGGCTCACCGGTACGCTCGCCCTCGGTAATGACAGGAACTTCGTATAGCCAAAGATGACACTCTCCAAAGTTTGGAATGTCGGTTTCTTCGACTTTTTCCGCTCGTTGCTCTTTTTGCTGCGTGGTCAGCTCTTCAGAAAAGCCAGCCGACCTTACCTCCTGCTTGTGCTGCTGGGAGATGGAAACCCCTTCCGAACTAAGTTTCAGCAGTAGTTCAGCGGTGTGTTCTTGTATAGACTTCCTTGTGTCGATAGGTGCAAATTTATGCATAACTGACTGTATATCAACCGATAGGTACTATCTTTGTTCCTAAGATGACTAACACCGATGTTTCGTTCAGCGGGTTCGCAGAAGAGGAGCTCATTGAATGTGATGGCTTAATCCTAATAATCTACACAGAACATGGCTAACTGGCGATATGATGTAGTACTCGGGTCTGAGTACATCGACCTGCAATACGAATCGACGGGCAATTCGGCACAGATTATTCATTACCGCACGGTGATTGATGCAGCGGCTCACGTCAAGTATAAGTACATCTATGATACTTATAGCGGAAGTGATTTTATTCCAACGACTCATAATATTGCAATCGGTACGCAAGACTTTACAAGCGTTGCAAATAATGCAACACTAAGTCAGGACAATTGGCCTGACCCAAACGACTCCAATACTTTGTCAACAAGTCAACTTCCTGACAGCCTTTTTAAGGACAATGGAAGCTATCAGCAATGGTTTGTGCGTCTTCGCTATAACGATGGGCGGTTTTTGGATTTACCAATGGGCAAAATCAAAAATCAAGCACTTTGGACAAATGATCAAGACGGAAGCGCCAAATGCCTTGCAGATATTCTTACCTGCATTACTCCTTAACTCCAATTTGGACCATAAGATCCATTAGGACGTTAATAGCCCCTTGAATCTCAGCAACCCTCATGTAATCCATGGGGGTTGTTCGTTCTTCATTGTTTACTACTTCTGTCCACTGGACATTGAGCTTGTCAAGCTTGGTCAGAATAATGGTTTTGATTGCTTCGTTTTCCATGGCTACAAATATAGTCACACCTGCCAGTGAAAGAAAAATGCGTATAGCCGATACATAACTGCCTGATTATCAGCTATATTTGCATCATAAACCGAACAGACAATGATCATTCAGTTCAAGTCCACCAGTGGCGAAGTGGTCAACACCAACTTCGTCACCCCTCAGCTTATGGCAACGGTAGGCCCGTTCACCAAGCTGATCACCTACCCCACCTACAATGCTCCGGGTGATTATAGCTACACCGGACCATATTATGGCAACACCCCTCCCGGTGTTAACCAAAATACAACCCCACTTGGTCGAACCGAGCCGGTTGAAGGTCAACTGACCACGTCATACCTCGACGAAGACGTGCTGACTCCTTTCGGCCCCACTGGCAGCTACCTGTTCCCGCTGGGTCAGGGTGGCTCCTACATTGGCTTCTACAGCCCCACGGGTGTGCTCTACACCAAGTTCAAGATGGAAGACGCTGCTGCCGCTGCCGCTGGTATCACCACCATTGCTACCGCTCTTGGTGCCGGTGATGCTTACCTGCTGCTGGATGTTGATGGCAGCAACATCACCCCTCCCTAATATCATTCACTTACCATAATGCAGAGGCCCCCGAAAGGGGGCTTCGTGCTTTTAGTAGCTTTGCTGTATGAAACAAGCGTTCCCAGACCTACGCAATGCCGAACCAAGTAGGGCAGAGGTAGACAGAAGCAATGTGGTCATTCAAGACCTTGTAACAGCCTTAGTTGAGATAGACAAGGCCATTACGCGCTTTGAGTCGGAGGCCGACTCTAGGTTCGGTATGCTGGCCAACAGAAGGATAGATGCACTCATTCACGTCTGCGAGAACCTCAAGCGCCGTATAAACGACACGCGCAGGATGCTCAACTCTGCCGACGATACGGAGTATTGATGCCCAAGGTGTCGTTCCTGCTCAACACAACTTGGTTCGTGTCGAAGAACTTCACCTGACCATCCTCCAAGCCCACCATGAACACGCTGTTGGCTTGCGGGCCGTAGTCTATCATACAGATGACTATGCCATCCCCAAGTTCAGTGGAGACCCAAAGTATCTGTTTGAACTCGTGGACAGTCAAGGCTCAACAACCAGCTTGGGTGCGGGAGTCTCTTCGACCACTTCGGCTTCAGCAGGGCCAGCATTGGCTTCTGCTTCGTCCACCATCTTGTTGATGGCTTCCACCACCTCTGAGAACACCTCGGGGTGGTTCATGGCCATGTGAGCAATGACGTTCTTTACCATCTGCTCACTGTAGTGGCCGGACATCTTCACTCCACCTTCTACATCACCGCTGTACATCATGAACAGCTCAAGGGTGTGCTTCTTGCAGTGCTTGTGAAGTTGGTCGGCGAGTAGAGAGAGCTTGCTTCGGTTTTGCTTGTCGGTAGGCATCTTCAGTCTTTTTTCTTGTTCTTGTATCGTTCCAGCATTCGACGACCCTTTGCGACCGCAGATGCCTTGTCACCATAGTGACCCCACGCCTCCAAAGATAGCTTCAAACGGGTCTTCTCGCCATCCTTCATCAAAGGACCAGCAGCACTACCCATCCTGACCAAGAACGAACCCTTGCGACGCATCTGCTCAGGGGACGAAGGAGCGCCCTTGACAGGGGCTTTCAGATTGCTCCCGGTCTCGCGGTTGTATTTAGCGCGGCCAGCGGCAGAAAGACCACCCTTGGGGTTTCTATGTTCCTTGCGGAGATTTACTTGCTTAGACATTTTCTTGTGGTTTTGTAAATGTTCCTGTTAGTGGGTCGTAGATGTCGCCAATGTCGCATTGTTGGTCATAATCTGGAATAAGCAAATCATGATTTGCTGGATACTCGTAATCAAGTTCAACGTCAATATCCAGCAGGATAGTGTTCACAACGACATTGTCAAGTATGACGCAGTATCTCATAGACTGTATCTTTCAATGAGAATGCAGAATCCTCCTCCGCCGTTTCCTCCATTACCGCCTGTTCCAAATCGCACAGCGCCGCCGCCCCCTCCACCAGCCGCACGTCCTCCATTGCCGCCAGCGTTGCCAGTAGCTGATCCTGTGCCATTCTGACCGGATCCACCAGCACCTCCCGTACCAAGCCCAATGGTAGGAATCTGTGAAAATGATTGGAGTAGATACAAGCATTGGTCATTCACACCATTGCCACCAGCACCTGCGCTTGCGGCAGGTCCGGAAGGGCCTGAAATAAGAGTCCATGCTGACCCATTCCAATCAAAAACTCCACCACCAGCACCAGCAGCCCAAGCAAACGGAGTAGTGCTTGAACACGCACCACCACCACCTCCACCAG